CTTTAGCCCTCGCTGCTCGAGCCCGGCGGCGACCAGTGCCACCAGAAGTGCACGGCGAGACCCCAGGCGAGGCCGCCGCCGATCCACGGCAGCAGCGGCCAGGCGAGCGTCAGCTCCCACACGAAACGCGACAGCGTCGTGCCCTCAAAGGCGATGGCGCAGCCTTCGATCACCGCGAACGACACGACGAGCGCGAACAGCCACGCCGTCCAGATCCACGGAAATTTTCTGTCGGGCATCGCCATGAGATCCTCCGCCTTGCCGGCGTTGGGCGCGACTTCAATGAGGGTAGGGATGAAGGTGTCGGCGCGTGATCGGATCGCGTTTCGATCACGCCGGCGGCGGCCTGCGGATCACGTGGCTCGCCGACATCGGGGAGTTCTTGACCGTGACCGTATGGCCTTCCTGGTTGCCGCCGCAGCACCAGAAATTGCTGTCCTCGACGCGGTGGTCGTAGAACGTGACGTGGTGACCGCCGCCCGGCCACGTCCACACGATCACGTCGCCCGGTCTAACGGCATCGTCGCTAGGAACGAGTTCACCCCAGTTTGCCCAGGCGAGCTTGCGAGGGCTTGCACGGTGGTCTCCTAATGTGTGTGGGGATTTGCCCGGATGCCGCCGGGCGCGGATTCGTGCTATGGGGTGAGTCGTCTCGCGGCGGCGTGGAAAGCAGACACGAGGGAGCGCCGACATCTGTCATTGCTCCTAGGTAAAGAGACGATCACTGCATTAGGGCGCTCGCAACCATGGAGCTTTGAGCGCCTGCACGCAGGTCCCGCACGAAACGTACCTCGCCGGAGTAGCGACCGGCCCGCGAGACCCCATCACTCACAGCAACCGCGTCCCGCCCTCGTCCGCCTCCGTCTCCACCACAAGATGCTTTTCTGACTCTGCGATGACGTAGACTTCGTTCCGTCAGGGTATTTGAGGACGACCCAGTCCCCTTCGCGGCGGCGCTCGGGCTTGCGGGGAGGCTTCGCCGTCATAGACGAGCGAGCAACTCGTCGATCAGCGGCAACACATAGCGCGCATCACCCCGAATTGGCTCATGGCTGATCGGCCAGCGCGGCGTCCAAAAATTCCACCATGGGCGCTCGTTCTCCGCGGCCATGTTCTCAAGAATTGGGCGACACCACGAAACCTGCCCTCGGCGCTTCATGATCTCTAGGCGCGCATCTTGAATGTTCTTGCGGAACCAGTCGGGCCACGCTTTCGCGGCGTGGCTGCACAACATGTTGGCTAGCCGGTCTTCAATGTCGGCCAACTGCGGCATTTCCGAATTCTTCACGTCGCCGCCCTCCGTATCACATGCTTCGCCGACATCGGGATCGGCTCGACGGTCACGGTGTGAGCCCCGCCCTGGTTGCCGCCGCAGCACCAGAAATTGCTGTCCTCGACGCGGTGGTCGTAGAACGTGACGTGGTGACCGCCGCCCGGCCACGTCCACACGATCACGTCGCCGGGCTGGACATCATCGTCGGACACCGGCGTGCCCCAGTCGGCGAAGGCGCTCGCCCACAAGAATCGCCGGGTGTCGGAGGCGCCGAACGGCGGCATGATGCCCGCCTGGGCAAGGCACCAGCCGGCGAACATGCCGCACCAGGCGATCGAGTCGTGCGTGTAGGCGGCACAGTAATCGGCGAGGCCCGGCACATCGGGAAAGGCCGCGGCGATGGCCTTCGGCATCGCCATGATCTCGGGATTGTCGCCGCCGGCGCGAAGACCGATCCTGGAACGGGCCGTCACCAGCCAGGGCGGGATTGCGTCCGCCTGTGGTGCCGGCGCTGGCGGAGCCCTGCCGTCGAGGGCGTCGACGAAGTCCCAGTCGACGACATCCTTGGCGAGGTTGGGATCTCCCTCGTAGCCGAGGGCGGACCAGACGGCCGGGGTGAGATCGATGCCGGCCTTGTTGGTGCGCCGGCCGCGTGTGTCCACTCCGGTCTCGGCCTGGGGACGGGAATGGCTGGTCCAGTAGGGGTCGTTGGTGTTCCAGGGTCCGACATCGGCGATGGCGCAGTCGGCGGATTTTCCGGTCCTGCGATAGAGGATGCGGACCTTGGGTCTAGCTCCGGCAAAGCGACAGGGCAAGGCGACAGCGAGCCAGTCGGGGTCGACCGTGCCGACATCGCGGTAGGCCGATCCCTGGGTGTCGCCTCGCCCTCCCCATGAGGTGGCAACGATGCCGGTGTTGCGAGGCCCGGCGGCGGGAGCGCGAGCGGCCGGGACCGGAGATGCGGCGACAGAACCGCCAGCAGGAGCAGGCTCGACGGGATCAGCGGGTTGGGATGGCGCATGGCCGTTCACCACTCGTTCGGCGTACCACCACTTGTTGAGATAGAGCGCGATGCCGGCGCCGAGCGCGGCGACGAGATTCCACGGCGCGGGCACGAAGCCCGCGCCGATGAGCATGACCGCCGACACGATGAGGTAGTCGGCGACGGCCGAGGTCAGAAGCGTGGTGGGGAGGTCCACGATCAATCCTCACTGCTTGACGCTGCCGCCGGTGACGTTGGCATCCTTGGCGGCGACAAGACCGAGCGCACCAGCGAGCGCCATCAGGTCGGTGTAGATGGATGCCGGATCGATGTGGCCGGTGGAGATCATGGTGGCGAGGTGCGCCACCGCGGTGGCGCCGACGGCGACACCGGCAAGCGTGGTCTTCCAGTTGGTGAGGACTGGCGGCATGGAGCTTCTCCTTGGTGGTGGTTGCCCGGAGACCGCCGGGCGCGGATTTCATCGGCCGATCACCACGCGCCGGTGTCGCCGTAAGGATTTGGCAGCTCGAGCGCCGCGAGCAGCTTCGTGCCGGCGGCGGTGATGCGGTATTTCGTCTTGAGGCGCCTTGCGTAGCCCGCGCGCACGAGCCGGCCGGCAGCGCGGCGGCGCGCCGCGGTCCTGATCTCCTCGCCGCCGTTGCCGCGGATGTCGCGCAGTACCAGGAGTTCGGTCGCGGAGAGCTTGGCCATGGCGCATCCCGCTCAGGTTTGGTGGAACGACGAGAAGGCACGGGGCGCCGCGCCCAGGCAGACAGGCCGGCGCACCCCACGGGCTGCGATGTTCAGAAATTGTCTTCCCAGCTTCCGACGGCCGCTGCGCAACCGCCGCCGGTTACGGCGTAGGCGACCGATTGCAGATCGAGATCGACCCACGCCGAGTTGGTGGTTCCGACGCTGTGGATGAAAAGGCTGTTGGCGCCGGCGGGGCCGAAGCCGGTGCCGCCGCCGCCGTAGCTCGATGTCGGAGCGATGAGCGGACCGCCGGTGCAGGTGCCGCTCTGCCAGGTCGTCAACGAGAACACCTCGACACGCGCTGCCGTCGGAGCCGACAGGCCCGCCAGCGATCTCGTGGCGTATTGAGGATTGGAGGCCGAATAGGTGCTGCCCTGGGCACCGTTCGCCAGCAGCCGGGGACCGAGCGAGTTGTCGGCGGAGCAGCCGGCGTTGGCGCCGGTGTTGCCGTAGTGGGCGACGCGCCCGTACTGCATGACGCGATAAAGGCACTTGTTGGCCGAAGCGTCGGTGACGTTCCAGCCGACCCGGGCTTTGAAGGTGTAGCCCGATGGCATGGTCGGCGAGCTGCTCGAGGTCGAGGCGAGACAGCTCGCGGTGTTGGTCGAGGCGTTGAAGATGACCCAGTAGAAATAACCGGTGCTCGCAGCGACCGATCCGGTATCGAGGCCGCCGGCGCCCGACGTCGTGAGATCGACCGTGCAGCTGTAGGAATAGCTCAAGTCGATGCGGACGACGCCGCCGTTCGCGTCCTCGACCGCAATCTCGTCGAGGACGATCTTCATCTGATTGTTCGGCGTCGCCGGCGCGGTATCGCCGAGCGCATTCGCCACATTGAGCAGGCGCAGGTTCTTGAATCCGCCGGCGACGAGTTGCGAGGGCACCTCCTGCCACAGCACCCAGCGCGCCGTGGTGAGATCGTACTTGATGGTGAGCGTGCGGCCGGGGCGGATCGCGATCGGCCGGTCGAAGGCGAAACGGTTCGCGGCGGTCGAATTGGTGTCCTGGGCGGTGAGCGTGCAGGTGTTGGTCGCACCGACGTTGTCGAGGACGATGACCTGGCCGTCGGCCGCCGGCGCCGTGAGGCCGGTGATGGTGATTGCCGGCGAGCACGAGAAGCGGATCACGTTCGCGGTCGCAAGCCCTGCCGGATTCCAGTTGTTGGTGTTCGAGGCGAGCGCCGCCGGCGAGATCACGCCGTTGAAGTTGACGTTCGCGGTAAAGTTCGCGCTGGCGACGAGCGCAGCGCCGGAGGCCGCCTGGTAGGCGACGACGCGCCAGTTGCCGGAGCCGAGATGTTCGGCGATCGCGGTGTCGCCTGCCGCCGTGATGATGTTCGAGCCGCCGTTCGGCAGGATCAGCGACGTCGCATTGTGGGTGAGCGTGAGGACGCCGGTGAAGTTGATGAAGTAGCGCGAGCCGGCGATCGCCGTCGATCCGAACGAGGCGATGGTCGTGGTGCCGGTGATCGAAACCACCTGGTTGACCACGGCGCCGAGGTCGGTGGTCGCGGCCGAGGCGATGGTGCCGGTCGAGCCGCCGGAGTTTGCGATCCACACGTGGTTCGTCGCATCGAGCCAGCCCAGCGTCAGCCAACTCGCGCCGTCATACATGCGCACCGTGTTGGGCGTCGTCGAGGTGTCGAGCCAGCACTGGCCCTTGACCGCCGCCAAGGTCTGGTCGTTCGCCGGCGCCGACGCGCCGGAGTTGCAGCTCTGCACCGCCGAGAAGGCGTTGTTGTAGTTGGTGACGAGCTGCAGGCCCGACACGGTGCCCGTCGTCGGCGACCAGGTGTTCGCCTGGTTGGCGAGCACGAACAGCGCACCGAGCAGCACCAGGGCGCAGGCCGCGCCGAACTGGCGCGCCATGGAATCGAGGCGTTCGAGCATGTTCCACCCTTTCTCAAGACTCCTCATCCTGAGGAGCGCCGAAGGCGCGTCTCGAAGGATGCTGACGAGGCCGTGAAGCAAGCGCGCCTGTGACTCCGCTGCGGCAGCATCCTTCGAGACGCGGCCTTCGGCCGCTCCTCAGGATGACGGCGCTTTTTTTGAGCTCACTTCCCGATGTCGCTTTCGCGACGATGCTTCGCATCGCGCTGGCGCGACCAGCGACAAACCGCTTCGCGGTTTGCGCTACCATCCCTCGACGAAGATCGAGACCTTGTTCCGTTGCACGCCGACGCCGCCGTTTAGGATCTGCACGGTGCAGCCCGCGGCGGTGAGGCCGGTGACGTTGACGATGTCGCCCGCGGCCATGTCGCTGATCGACCAGCTCACCGCGGGAAGGTTCGCGCCGCCGGGGCCGCCGTTGAAGACGGCCGGCGAGGCGGCGCCGTCGGGCCGGAAGGTGATCGGGAGTCCGATCGCCGGCACGGTGCCGTTGACCAGCGGATGGTCGATGCGATCGGGCACGTCGACCGACCAGCCGGCGTCGAGCAGGTAGCCGATGGTCGCGGGATCGGTGACCTTGAGCCGCCACCGCATCTTGAAATAGCGCCCGGTGAACTTGCCGGGCACGAACTTCTGCCAGTTGGCCGGCGGGCTCGTCACGGCCGAGAACGCGATCTCGGGATAGACATCGACGAACGCCGCCGAGGCCGAACCGAGGATGTCGGGATCGGTGAGCACGTCGAGGTCGGCGAGAATGTTCTGGCCGACCGGGATGCCGGTGCCGACCGTCATCGCATAGACCGGGCAGGTATCGACCCGCCCGATGTCGACCACGATGCCGGGGTCGTAGATGCCGGAGGCCTCGCCGCCGAGGTTGAGGATGTCGGGGTCGGCGAGGATGTTCGCCTCCGTGAGGACGTTGCCGGCGCCCGCCGTGCGTACCGCGTCGAGCGAGATGTCGACGCCGGCGTTGACGAAGCTGCCGGGCCAGCCGAGGGCTTTGAGCTCGTAACTCGCGATGATGTTGGTCGTAACCTGCGGATTCGAGACCGCGATCGACACCGCGGTCTCGCTGCGCACGATGAGCCCGGGCACCGGCTGGCACCAGCCGGTCACCCAGTAGGTGTTGGTCCCGGCCGGCAGCACGAACGGCGGATGCGCCTGCACCGAAACCGTCATCGCGCCGTCGAAGGTCGCGCCGGCGCGGATCTCGTAGCGGATGTCGGAACGGAAATCCTTCGAGCCGATCTCGTCCCAGGACAGCACCAGGCGGTTGTCGACGATCGCCGAGGTGAGATTGGCGATGGTGGGCAGCGGCGACGCGAGCGCCGTGCCCTTGATGGTATAGGCCACGGGCGCGATCGCGGCGAGCGACTGCGGGGAATCGCCGAAGGTGTTGAACGACTGGAACTTGAGGAAGATCGTGGTGCCGACGTCGGCCTGGTTGAACGGAAACTGGAAGATGCCGGCGTCAAGCCGACAGAACGGCACGCCGGCGGCATGGGTGACGATGTTTCCCTCGGTGCCGTAGGCGCCGCGGATGAGCCCTGTGAGATTGTACTTCGACGTCGCGGTGAGCGTCGCCGTCCGGTAGGCGATGATCTCGCCGTCGAGGTAGCACGCCGTGCGCAGCGCCAGCGCATCGCTCGCCGACGCAGACGTGAGCTATCCGCCGCTCGCGCCGAGATCGACCCCGAGCGTCGAGGTGTTGTCGACCGTGGCGCCGTTCCGGTTGACGGTGACGGGCGGCAGCGACGTCGTGGTGACGCCCATGCGGGCCGGGCCGTTGATGGTGCCGGCCTGCTTGTACGTCGTCCCGCCGTCGGTCGAGACCCAGACCCAGCAGCCGCCCCAGTTGGCACCGCCCCCCGCTCCGCAGCACGCCGCCCACACCGCCTGCGCCGCGCCGCCGAGGATCTCGGCGGTCGGCTCGAAGATCTGCGCGACGGTGTTGCCGGGATCGGCGTCGGTCGCGAGCTGATAGCCGGCCGACGCCTGCGAACCGAACAGCGGCGCCGAGGCCGTGCCCATATGCTCCTCGGCGACGAAGGTGAGCGACCGGTCGTCGGCGTTCTCGGTGATCTCCCTGACGCGGACGGGCTGGCGGAACATCGACTGCGCCGGCACCGTCAAGGTGACGATGTCGCCGACGTCGAGCAGGATCGCCCAGCGGCCGAGCGTGAACTGATAGTCCGCCGGGATCGCTTCCCGGATGAGCAGCTGGGTCGCCGAGAACTGCGCCGCCGCGGCGAGGCAGAAGAAGTGCGCCTGGCGGACATTGGCCTTGCGCGGCCGCCCGAACAGCAGGATCGAGGCGTCGTCGCGGACCTCGGCGATCGCCGGGTTGTAGCGGTTCGCGCGGTCGAGGAATTCGACGCTGACGGACGTGTTCACCTGGCTGCGGTCGCGCCGGACCACCAGCACCGCGGAATTCTTGGGCGCCCGTCCGGCGCCGATCGAGCCCTGGTTGGGCAGGAAGTCGTCGAGGGTCAGGTCGTAGATGACCTGGTTCTGCGGCACATAGGAGGCGGTCGCCGCCCACTGGTAGGTGATGGTGACGCCCTTGCCGTGGTCGGCCTTGGCGAAGGCGTAGACGCCGTTGCGATGGCGGTACTGCCCCGTCTTGGGCGCGGTACCGAACGGCACGGGCGTGAGCGGATTGCCGGAGAGCGTGAACACGACGCCCTGGTCGCTGACGAAGGTCGCGGCGTGGTTGACCGTGAGCTGTGCCGCGCCGGTCGCGGGGATGGTGCGCGGCTCGATCGCCGTCTGCGCCGCGCCCGTGTAGACCGCCTGGTCGCCATAGGGAACGAGGGTGAGCACGCCGCCCGACCAGCGCGCCAGCGTGTTCGTCGCCGCGAGGAGCTCCTTGATAAACGACGACGCCTGCACCTGCGACGCGATCGCCGGCGACACCAGGAGGCCGTAGGCGAGGCAGTAATTCTGGTAGAGCGTGAGATCGCCGAGCCGCGCCGACGGAAAGCCGACGCCCCAGAAGACGTTGGTCAGGAAGTCCGAGACCGCGACGGAAGGATCGCCATCGGGAAGCCCGGACGGGCCCGACAGGTAGGAGTTCGTCGCATAGGGCTCCCAGTTGACGTTGGGGAGCTGCGCCGAGGGCCCGAGCGGATAATTGACGACGCCGACATGGGCGATGCCGCGGTTTGCCAGCGACTGGTCGGGCTTGTGGGCGTCGAGATAGCCCCAGGTGCCCTGGCTGTACGAGCCGACGAACACCGTCGCCGCCACCGACACCGCCGAGGTCGAGAACGACGACGCCCAGTCGTTGATCGGCCGCGGCTTGGTGTGCGGCCAGATCGCGGCGACACCGGCGATCGGACCTTCACAAAGGGCAAAGTCGATCGAGGCGTAGTAGTAGCGCTGGTCGCTGGACCCGCCCGACGGGGTGAAGTAGGCGCCCTTGCCGCCCTGCCCGCCCGGCGACGACTGGCTCACATAGGTGAGCGCGCCGTACCAGATCAGCACCGACCCCATGCGCTGCTGGCCGGCGATGAGCAGCGGGATCGGCAGCCCGTAGATCGAGGACTGCGCCCGCAGCGCCGTCGCCGGCGGCGATGTCGGCTTGCCCGCGCCGCCGAACAGCCCGGTGATGAATCGGCCCATGCACCCACCTCAGGGCCGCGCTTTTCCACCCCGACCTCATCCTGAGGAGCGAGCGCAGCGAGCGTCTCGAAGGATGTTGCACGGCACGGACTGCTGCCATCCTTCGAGACGCCGTGCTTCGCACGGCTCCTCAGGATGAGGGCTGAAGGAACAGTTCACCAGTGCGAGAAGAACTTGCGCGTGCGCCAGGGTTCGCCGAGGCCTTCCTGCAGGCCGTCGCCGCGGGTGACCAAGCGGGCCGGTCCCCAGGCGTGCACGATATGCGGCCAGCCCGGATCGATGATGATGGCGCCGTGGCCGTGGCTGCGGCCGAGCTTCCACATCACCACATCGCCGGGCCTGGCGTGATCCTGCGGGATCTCATGGGCGAAGCGCAGGATGTGCTCCAGGTAGAGCTCGCGCTCGGAATGCAGGTAGTGCTGCGGCGAGTAGTGGCCGATGTCGAAGTCGGCGATGATGCCGGCGTTGCGGTAGACGAGCTTGATCAGCTTGGCGCAGTCGACGCCGCCGTTCCGGCCCTTGACCTCGCCGTGGTCGTGGTAGGGCGTGCCGATCCACTCCAGCGCCTCGCGCACAATCGCAGGGCGGCCTTCCAGCTCGTTCATGCGTCGTCATCTCGAGGAGCGGCGCGCAGCACGGCGTCGCGAAGAATCGCCGCTGCGCGGACCGCGCGTCCGCGTTCGGGGGTGAACCCGTCTCTTTTGGCGTCGGGGAGTCTTCGCCTTCCTCGCCTCGAGAGGCGTTGCGAGCGCAACGTCCTCTTTGGGCTCGTAATCGATCTTGTACTTTCGCATCCATCTGAGAGCCACCTGTAGTCTCTGCATCGTGAAGCGACCGCCGTAACAGGCACGGACCCCGCGTGCGTTGAGTTCGCCCACCATCGCGGCGGTGGAGAGGTGACCGGCCGCCCGGATTTCCGTGATGATCGGTGCAAGGCTCGGAACCCAGTCGGCCAACCTGCTCTTTAACCATTTTGGAATAATGGCGGCCGTCGCAGCGTCCTCTTTGGGTTCGTAGTCGATCTTGTACCTTCGCATATCGCGGAGAGCGGCGCGCAGCCTTGGGTCTGTCCAGCGACCACCGCGACAGGTACGGACGTCGCGCGCATTGAGTTCGGTCACCATCGCGGAGGTGGAGAGATGGCCGGCCGACCGGACTTCCATGACGACGGGCGCCAAGCTGGGAAGCCAGTCAGCCAGTGTGACTGGCTTTTTCGTGACCATCGAAAGGCGTTTAAGGAGGCTACGAACCTGAGCGTGCTCCCAGCGTCCTCCGAGTGATCCGCGGATGCCACGAGCGTTCAAAGCATCGGCAATAGACTGTGACCCTAGTTTCCCGGCGGCTTGGATTTCCTCGATGACCGGCCGAAGCCGTGAAGCGAATTCCTCTCGAGTTAAGTAAACGGATTGTCTCTGTTCCTCAGGGACACACCTGAGCGCTCTTCGCAGGGCGGTGTGATCCCATTGCCCGCCTCTGAAGCAGGGCACCCCCCTTGCGTTCAACTCATCTGCAATCGATTCCAACGTTTTGTGTCCCGAACCCCGGACATCGGTGATTACAGGTGTGAGAGCCGCAGCCCAGCGCTGCATTGCCGCGCGCCGCGCTTGTTTCGATTCAGACACGCTCCGCGCCACCGAAAGGCGCGACAGCAATTTACCTACGGACCTTTGCCCCCATTCGTTACTGCGTAATGGCCGTATGCCCCGCAAGTCCAATTGACGAGCGACGGCTCTAATTGAGACAAAGCCTGCCGCTCGAATCTCTGCGATGACCGGCGCGAGATCGGCGGTCCGAGCTGCCACTTTCTCCATTTGGACCCGTCGACCCTTTTCCAACCCAGGCAGGTGTCCGGGCGACGGAAAACGTCTGCCAAATTTCACACCGCGGGCTCTGGCGGCAGCAAGCGCTACCTTGATGCGTTCTGATATCAGGCGCGCTTCGTATTCGGCCACAGCCGCCAGAATGTGAATCGTGAGCCGGTTCGCTTGCGGAAAATCGACCGCCTCGAAATCGACGCCGGCCTCCATGAGCCGCGACACGAACGCGACGTTTCGCGCTAGCCGGTCGAGCCTCGCAACGATGAGTTTTGATCGGGTGAGGCGGCACAGTTTGAGAGCTTCGAGGAGCTTCGGCCGGTCGGGATTTTTTCCGCTTTCAATCTCGACGAACTCGGCGATAAGCCTACGGTTGGTCTTATCGAGATGATCCCGGACCGCGCGCTGTTGCGCTTCAAGCCCAAGGCCCGACCTTCCCTGCTTCTGAGTCGAGACGCGATAATAAGCGATGCATGGTTGGGACTGCGCCGTTTCCATGGCTCGCACTCCTTGCTGGCGGCCCGCGGTGAAAACGTCATCTCGATCCCGTGCCATGACGCGGAATGGTGCGCCGAGACGCGCGCGGGTGCTTCAAGGCTGGGATTTCGAGATGATAGACCTTGCCGCCACAGCAAGGAACGTGGACAAGTCCTGTGCCGCTTGAACTCCGATGGTGGTAGGCTACCTGATCGAGATGCGGAAGCGCGTATGGACACGCTCAGACTGACATTGAGAGTGGATTTTGGCGGTGGCCGCGCCCTCGGCCCCGGAAAGATTCGTCTGCTCGAGGCCATTGCGAAGACCGGGTCGATCTCGCAGGCCGGCCGCAAGCTCGGCATGTCGTACCGGCGCGCCTGGCTCCTCGTCGACGACATGAACAACTGCTTTCGCGATCCGGTCATCACGGCGCAGCCGGGCGGCGCCCACGGCGGCGGTGCGACCCTGACCGCGTTCGGGCAAAAGCTGGTCGACCGCTACCGCGCGCTCGAGGCCGACACCCAGGCCACGGCGCGCAAGCACCTGCGCGACATCGAAGTGGCGTCCAAGCCCGGCAAGGCGACGCGACCGCCGACCTCGCTCAAGCGCCCGACACCGGCATCGGCAGCCCGCAAGTGATTAAACTGCGTACCGGCTGAAGGAGACGGCTTCCAGAAGAGGAGGCAAACGGATGCCGTGGGCCTCAAGGACCGTTCCGGAGGCAAGGCGTGAGTTTATCGCTCTCGCCGAAGCGCCTGGGGCGAACATTCGCGCACTTTGCAGGCAATTCAATGTAAGTCCGAACACAGCCTACAAGCTGTTGCGCCGTTGTCGGACGCTTGGCGAGGAAGGGATCAAGGACTGGTCGCGCCGGCCGCACCGCAGCCCCCAGGCGACTCCGGCACCCGTCGAAGAAGCTGTCGTATCGATGCGGGTCGCGCACCCCTTATGGGGAGGCCGGAAAATTGCAAAGGAACTTCGGCTGCAAGGTATCGCGAAAGTGCCGGCACCTTCCACGATCACAGCGATCCTCTTCCGACGCGGCCAGCTCGATGCCGATCGGCGACTGAGCACGCTCGAATGGCTCACGGTGAGTCCCGGTGAAGATCAGCTCACACCTCTTGCGCATGGCACGGTCTTGGAACAGCCTGATCTGCGCATCATGCTCGATCACCTGCTTAGCCCCCGGGTCCTTGACCGACGGCGAGCCATCGTGATGCTTGCCCATTGGTGCGGCGTGCGGCCTAGCATTCTGTGCCGGAGGCTTCGGCTAAGTCCGTCCACTTACCGCCGCTGTCTGCGGGTCTTCGCGGAAGGCGGACCGGCGGCCCTGTTCAAACGCCGAAAGAACCCTCATCGAAAGTGGGACAACGAGGAGATAAAGGCCGCCCTTTTCGAGACGATGCATCAGCCGCCAAGCAACTTCGGAATTAACCGAACAACCTGGAAAATCGCCGATCTTTGCCGTGTTCTGAAAGAGAAAGGCAGCACGGCGGGTGAAGATGTCATCCGGAAGATCACCAGAAACGCGGGTTATCGCTGGCGAAAGGCGCGCATTGTCCTGACGTCGAGTGATCCCGAATTCTCATCAAAGATCGATCGCATCAAAGATATACTCGGGACTCTCGCAAGCGACGAGGCGTTTTTCTCGATCGACGAGTACGGTCCATTTGCCCTCAAAGACCAGCCCGGGCGGGCGTTGACAGCGCCCGGCGAGCAACGGCTTGTCCAACAATGGCAGCGCTCGCGCGGCTCGATAACATTGACGGCCGCGATCGAACTCGCCTCAAACCAAGTCATCCATTTCTACAGCGAGAAGAAAAATACTACGGAAATGCTGCGGATGATGAATGTGCTCGTCGACCGATACAAGGATCGACGCCGAATTTACCTCTCTTGGGATGCCGCATCGTGGCATGTCTCGAAAGGTCTGAACAAAAAAATCGAAGAGCACAATCTGAGCGGATGCCCGCCGATCGTCGAGGTGGCGCCGCTGCCGGCGCGCGCGCAGTTCCTGAACGTCATCGAGTCCGTGTTTAGCGGAATGGCACGGGCCATCATTCACAACAGCAACTACAGAACGGCCGATGAAGCCAAGGCCGCGATCGATTGCTATTTTCTGGAAAGAAACCAGCACTTCGAGGCAAATCCGAGAAGGGCCGGAAACAAGATTTGGGGAAAGGAGCGCGTTGCAGTGGCCTTTTCCCCGTCAAACAATTGCAAGGATCCGCGTCTCGGCTAACGGCTCTGCGAGCCGGGCTCTACGACCCTGCTCAATTCCCGAGATCGGCTCCTCGTCAATACGCCGTCTCCGCGGTCGGGACGTAGGGCTGGCCGCCGAAGTTCGGGATGTTGGCGAAGGCAGTGCACGCGGCCTGGGTCTTGTTGCAGCCCGGCGTCGCGGTAAAGGTGTCGCCGGAGACGACCGCGAACGGGAACGGGATCATCAGGCCGAACGGCTGGCCGGGCCCGGCCCACGAAGTGATGATCCGCGAGAAGCCCCTGTTGAAGCCCGAGGTTATGGTGATGGTGCCGAGCACATAGGTGCCGGAGCCGCCGGGCGCGCCAAGGGTGTTCGCGATCGCGGCCGGGGTCGAGCCGCCGATCGCCGTGCCCGCGGTCCGGAAGCCCGTCGCCGCGAGCTGGCAGCCGGCGTCGAACAGGGTGTGCCGGCACTGGCCCTGGAACAGGTTGCGCGGCATCTGGATCGACAGCAGCGAGCGGTAGTCCTGCACGTTGAGGATCGCCGCGACGTCGGAGATATCGACCTCGGCGACGATGCCGGCGAAGATCCCGGTGACGACGTCGAGCGGCGCCGCCCCGCGCGGCGGGATCGCCATCGGCCAGGTCGGCATCGCGGAGAACAATGCCCAGTCGACTTGGCAGTCGGCGTTGTCGAACACGCCGCCGCGGCAGGCGGCGAGCCACGGCACGCCGCCGATGGCGTCGGGAAACGCCTGCCCGGTCACGGGATCGAGCGCGCGCGGCATCGTCACCAGCGTCCAGGTGTCGGAATCGAAGCCCTCCTTCCAGTGCGCCAGCGCGCGGGAGGATTTTTCGTCGAACCGCACAGACTGCGACGACCAGGTGTTGCCGCCGAACACGATGTCGAAGTCGGCGTTGGTGAAGCGCAGCACCTGCCCGATCGCGCCGACCGGCGTGATGGTCACGAGCGCGAAGTCGAAGAACTGCGCGGTCCCGGCGCGGGTCTGGTTGACGAGGTCGAGGAGCTCGGCGGAGACGGGCTTCATGGGGGCAACCGAAACCCTCTGACCTCATCCTGAGGAGCGCGCTCTCTCTTGCGCGCGTCTCGAAGGATGGCCGCGAGTCCCTGCCTTGCAACCATCCTTCGAGACGCCGGCTGCGCCGGCTCCTCAGGATGAGGTCGGGTGAGGGGATCACGGGAACTTCTCGGTCGACCAGTGCAGCGACTTCACCGACACGAACCCCGACGCGAAGTTCGAGAAATCGACGACGTCGTCGTCGATCCGGCAGCCCCAGAAGAAGGTGCCGTCCCAGGTGAGCGGCGCGGCGGCGTTGGGCGGCGCGGCGAAGGTGATGATCCCGTAATTGCCGATGGTGTAGTCGACGCCGAGCGTTTTGGTGACGCCGGACACCTTGATGTCGGCAATGACGTTCGGAAAGAACACCGGCTCGGTGAAGCCGCCGAGCGTGCGGGTGAGCTGGAACTGGGTCGAGGCGCCGTCGCCGGCGCCGAAATTCTGCGCGGTCGCGGTGTCGTCGTTCGGATCGTCGTAGAGGAACAGCCCGACGCCGCCGGTGAGCCCGTTGAGGAATCCCTGCAGCGTCTGCCACTCGGCGAAGGCCTGCGCCGTGCGCAGCACGTTGAACTTCGCCTCGTACTGGTAGGTCGGATAGGAGCGGTTCGCGTAGCGCGTCCGCTTTCTCGACAGCGCCTCATCCTTGACGGTGTCCCACACCGCGCGGCGGGTCACCGGCCAGGCGATGCCGGGCAGCGACGGGAAGACGGGAAGAGGCATGGGCTACGTCGCGATGCTTTCAGTCGTGGGCCGGGTTCGAAGTGCGGAATTGCCGTTTCGTTCTGTATCGCGCGATGGTGCTGGCTGGTTTTCATGACGGTGGCCGGGTTTGAATTGCGAAGTGGCTGGTATTGATTTTTCGGTTGCGGTTCCCAATTGCCGGTCGGAAGGGAGCCAGACAATGCGAAAGCTAGATTCGTACATCCGGAAATACGGTGCCGAGCGCGGGCGCAAAATGTACCGCCGATTGCAACGAGAGGCCGCACTTGCCTCAGCCCACGCGCGGGATAAAAAACGGCCAGCCAAAACCAAATAAAAGCAGACAAGCGGAGGCCGCATCAGTTGGCGGCCTCATCCTTGCCCGACCCCCCAAGAGACTTTGGGATGGATTGATCGGCGCGCTCCATGATCGCCTTCATGGCCTCCATGCGGCGCTTGGCCGCGTCGAATGCCCGACATGCGGCGGCAACGGAGAGGTGCGCGAAGGCCGCTTATGAGCACTCCTCGCAAACATCATTTCGTCCCTGTTTGTATTAGATCGCCGAGCTGATCCCTCATGCCCTCGACGGATTCAACGCCAGATGCCGCTGCAGCTCGCGGGCGATGTTGGGCAGCTGGCGCTTGACGAACTCGTACCCGGTCTGGGTGTCGTGGGCGGCGACGTTGAGATGCACGTGCACGTCGCCGCCGCCCCCTCCCCGCTCGGCCATGCTGCGGAAACCTTCGGCGGCCGCGGCCGGCAGCACGGTCTCGCCGGGGTGCAGCATCCATAGCGAGGTCGCCGGGATCTCCCAGGCGCCGCCTTCCGCGGCGCCGGCGACCGACAGGCTCGTCGCGGTGGCGCCGACCGCGGCGGTGAGCCCGGCCGCCACCTCGGGCGCGGCGGGGCCGAGCATCGGGGCGAGGAAGGCGGTGAAGCCGGCATAGGCCTGGCCGAGATCGCCGCCGATGGCGCGCAGGTTGCCGGCGAGCGCGGCGGGATCGCCGACGGTCGAGGCGAGCGCCACCGCGGCCTTCCTGACGAGCAGCGTCTCCAGCCAGCGGATGGCGTCGAGCACGAGGTCGGCGACAATGTTCTTGGTGGCCTGCGCCCAGGTGGTGGTGCCGGCGAGGAGGCCGCGCAGCTGTGAATCCCAGGCGCCCTGCACCGGCTTGAGCATGGATTCCCACGCCGCCGCCTCGGCGACCTTCGCCTGGTCGATGATCCTCTGCCGCTCGGCGAGGTAGCGCGCCTCGATCAGGAGGCTCTCGTTGACGACGCGCTGCTTCGCCGCGAGCGAGTCGGTCTCGATCTCGCTCGCCTTGGCGACCGCGGCGAGCTCGAGGTCCTGGCGCTTCGCCAGCTCGGCGAGGAGGAACGCGGTCTTCTGGCCCTCGGTCATGCCGAACAGCCTGAGCGAGGAGGCCGCGTGCTCCTGCGCGGCGCGGAAGGCCGTGTCCTCGAGCAGGATCGCGCCGCGCATCTCCTCGAGCGCGGCGCGCAGCGCGTCCTTGTCCTCCTTCTCGGGGATCCGCGTGCCTTTGGCCGGGAAGAAGTTGCCCTCGCCGATGCCCTTCATCAGCGCATCGAGCTTGCCGATGTCGAGAAGGGTCTGCTGCCAGAAGCGCGAGGTCTGGCTGCTTTCGGTCTCGAACGCGGCGAAGGACTCCTGCAACCGCTGCGCCGCCGGAATGCTGTTTGCGATCGCCCTGATGTTCTCGATCGAGCCCAGCGCCTTCGCCTTGACCTCGTCGAACAGCTTGCCGGCGAGGCCGATGAAGGCGTCCACATAGGGCGTGGCGTTGACGATCGCGCCCTTGAGGTATCCTTCCCATTTTGTGGAGCTCTCCTTCCACTTTTTCGCGAACGCGTCGGCCTTGTCGATCGCCTCGCGGTCGAGGACGGCGCCGGCCTCCTTCGCCTTCGCCGCGATCCGCTCGAGCGCGGCGGGGCCGCCCTGAAGCACGCGCACCCATTCGCGCGAGAAGCCCATGATCTCGGCGATCTTGAAGCGGTCGCCCTCGGTCGCGGCGTCGCGGACGAGCTGCGCGGCGATCTCGAAGTAGCGGTCGGTCGAGATCAGCTTGCCGTTGGCGTCCTCGTACCTGACGTTGTTGGCGTCGAGGAATTTCGAGAGATCCGAGGTGCCGTGGGCGAGGTCGTTGAGGCGCTTGCCCGCCTCCTGCAGCCCGCCGACGAACTTGTCGGCGGAGAGGCCGGCGAGGTCGGCGGCATATTTGAGCTGCTGGAAGCGCTCGAGCGTGAGGCCAGTCTCCTCGGCGTTGCGCTTGAGGTTTCCCATCTCCTCGCTGGTCTTGTGGAAGGCCTCGAGGAGGCCGGCGACCGCGAGGCCGGCGGCGCCGCCGCCGATGACTTTCATGAACCCGGCGATCGCCGACGAGCCCTTGGCCGTGGTCTCGTTGAGGCCCTTGAGCGCCTCGTTGAGCCCGTCGAGGGCGCGCTGCGCCTCCTCGGCGGGCGATGCCACGCTCTCGATCGCGGCGCGCGCCCGCGCGGCGCCGTCCTCGAGCTCCTGCGTCCTGGCGCCGAAGACGACCTGGACCATGCCCCACTCGCTCCAATCCCCTCATCCTGAGGAGCGCGCTCTTGCGCGCGTCTCGAAGGATGCTGACGAGGCCGTGAACCCAGCGTGCCTGCGGCCTCGCTGCGGCAGCATCCTTCGAGACGCGTCCTTCGGACGCTCCTCAGGATGAGGTCACTAGATTGTTTCGGGGCCTCTCAGGATGACGCGGTTGTTGTGTTGGCCGTCACCTGATCGTCCCGCCGGGGAACATGGCGAGGAGCTCGCCGAAGTCCTTCGACGGCGGCGGCTTCGGCTTGTGGCCGTGCACGGCAGCGAGATACTTGCGCAACGGCGGCCAGCGTTCCCAGGCGCGGCGGAGATCATCGAGAAACGGCATGTCGACCTGGTCGAGGACCTCGTCGCGGGTCCAGCCGAGCTCGATGCAGAGATCGGCGACGAGCTCGCGCAAGGTCAGCTCGTCGCCGGCGGCTCCCCCGGGTCGGTGTGCTCTTCTTGGGGCCAGAAGCCTCCCTGCTTCAGGATCACCGGGATTGCTTTGATGAACTCGCCGACGGTCGCCGGCATGTCGGCGAGCTCGTCCATGGTGAGCGAGGGATAGGTCCGCCACAGACCGCGCCACACGATCTCGACGACCGGACGGAAGTTCTCCTCGGTCAGCTCGGCGATGGGCCTGGCGATGGCGGCATGCGCGTGTGCCAGCAGCGGCGTGATCGCCAGCATGTGCCGCAGCACCAGAGGCGCGACCAGAAGCTTTCCGCCGGCGAGGGTGATCTCCGCGCAGATGGAGCGGTCGATGTGGGGATCGAGATCGAGGGGCATGGGATTTCCTGTAGCCCGGGCGAGCGAAGCGACCCCGGGGGCTGACCTATTTTCGACGTGCGGTCCCCGGGTTTTCTGCGTAAGCGCTGACGCGCCGCTTCGCTCTACCCGGGCTACGAAGATCACTCCGTCAGCGCGATGGTGCCCCAGTTGTTGTTCGCGTCCGCCTGGGCGACGAACTCGAAGTCGGGAATCATCCACTTGGTGTTGTTGAAGCCGAGCGACAGCTTGCCGGCGGCGCAGGCGTTGAGCACCAGCACCAGGTTCTTCTGGGCGCCGAAATAGGTGAACTGCTCCTGGAAGTTCAATTCGAAGGTCGGCATCGGCCCCATCAGGGGATTGGCCAGCGCGATCTTCTGGCCGCTCGCCGTGGTGTAGCGGTAGTAGAAGAGATACGGCGTGGCGTTGTCGCCGGCGTTGAAGGTGTAGGTGCCGACGCCGGCCGCGCCGGGGATGTAGGACACGCCGGTCGCCGGCGCCGAGGCGACCGGCTGCAGCTGCACGCCGGCCGCGGTGAAGACGCCGAGGTCCGCGACGAAGGTGGCGCCGTTCGCGACGGTGACGGCGCCGCCCGAGACGGTGCCGGTTTCCGCCGTCGCCAGCGCGATGCCGGCGTTGGCGCTCTGGGTCTGGCCGAAGAACAGGTTGTTGAGCTGGGTCGCCTGCAGGCGCGCGAACTTGGCCTTGCCCTTGATCGAGAGCTGGGCGCCGGCGAGCGCCACCGCGACCGCACTCTGGCCGACCAGCTCCTCGATCTTGTGATCGAAGTCGATCGACACGTCTTGGAGCACGCCGAGCAGCGCCGGCTGGATGTTGGTCAAGTCGGTGCGCCGCATGATCAGCGTGCCGGTGCCGAAGGCGAATTGGGTCATGGGACGCTCCTTGTCATTCCGGGGCGCGCGCAGCGCGAACCCGGAATCCAGGGCTGACGAGGGATGGGGTGTAGAAAAATGGATTCCGGGTTCCGCCTGCGGCGGCCCCGGAATGACGGGGTCAGAGTTGCGTCAAACGCACCTTGAGCTCGTCGACAGCGGCGCGGACGTGGTTAAAGACCTCGGTATCGCGCGATACGACCGAATTGTGGAAGTGCGAGGCGAACCAGGCGTCGATCTCGGCGGCGAGCGCGAACGGCGCCTCCGGCGGAGCGGCCCCCTCCCTGCCCTCCCCCGCAAGCGGGGGAGGGGAAGCGCCGCGCGGAGTTTCGTCAGGCATGGCGTTTTCCTCGTTTCCTGTCATGGCCCGGCTTGACCGGGCCATCCAGTATTCCCCGGCGCAGGCGGCAGGGTCCGCGCGCTTCGCGTCCTTGCCGATGCTCCGGCCTGGTGGCACAAGAACTTGTTCCGGCCAGAGGCGTGGGACGGAGCCATGTCCAAGCGCGACACCATCATCAACAATCTCCTGGCGCTCACGCACAGCCGTTCGTTTGTGAAGGCTGTGGACGGTTGGTTCGTCAAGAAACTCGTGACGCTCGCAAGACAGCAGCAAGCTTGTGAACTGTGCGGCACGCGCTTTGGTGAAGGCGCCCTCGTCGGACATCGCAGGAGCAGGGCCACCTTGCTTGTTGGTGGGACTTGCCTGAGGACATTGCAGGCTCACCGGTTTCCGAAAAGGTTCAAATTCAAATCAGCGAAACAACGCACACTCAGGACGCTCCGGACGCACTATCGTGCACTCATCGATCCCGGCAACTGGCTTTTGTGGGTGCGGGAAAACGCTCCGCCGCGCTTGGTTCAGATCGTGTCGGACCTGTCCATATTCGGCGCGACGGCGGATCCAGACCAACTTCAGAAGTTGATCCAATTTCACGATAAAAACCGCCGCTTCCCCCGCAGCGCCTTGCTCACCGACCCGGCGGCCCTCGAGCGTACGCTGCGGACGAGGATCGCGGGCTACATCACGATCGTCCAGGCGCAACGATTGGAGAGGCAAGCGTCGAAGACCACGCCTCCCAAGGAGAAGCTGGAGATCGCGGCTTCGAACTACTTGAACGACCGCGTGCTCCCGCGGATTGACGAGGACGACGATCTTGCGGAAGTCTGGTCCCAGGTGGGACCGTTCGCACAACGTGCCCTGACCGCGTTAGCTGCACTCGATGAACGTGCAGCTCGGACCGGCAGCAAGCAGCTCGTTGCCGACCACGTCGCCGCCAACTGGCCCGCTCCGGGCGAAGCGCCGATGTTCGTTTGGAACGCGAATATCGGCCTGGGCTTTGTGTCGAGAGATGATGTAGTTGCATCTCGCTTTGTGTCGAGAGATGATGTAGTTGCGCCTCGCAAGGCCAATCTCTGGCTATGGAGATCGGCGAGATATCAGCGCGCCGTTTATAATCTCGATTATTGGCGCGGCGTCACCGGCTGTAAACGGAGCGCCGTCGTGGAGCTCGAAAAGCTCGCGTTCGGCTGAGCCGTCGCCGCAACTCGCCCATCAGCGTCGGGCATCCCGTGCTCCTCAAATCGGTGTGAGCACGGCGGACACCTGATGGCTAAGATCGGGGGACCGCAGCCAGTAGCGCCGGGCTTTTCGTCGTAAACCACTCGCAAACCGAGATCGATGCTCGGCGCCTCAGCTCGTGATCGCCACCCTGATCCGAGCGGGCATTTCGTGCTTCACGCCACGCACCGATCCACCGTCGTTTCCGAAGTGCATCGAGGGCACCTGCCGCTTAGCCACCGCTCTCACGCCACGCGCGGTCTCCGGTGATGTGCCTTGCCGAGTTGCACCAGCCATTTTCGTCGACACTGGGAATCCCTTGCCAACCCAATTGGATTGCGCATAGGCATTCGTCCTACGGATGCGATTAGCGGCGGCAAGCACTACACCAGCACGGCGGCCTCCGGCCCGCGCTACCGCCTCGGCTGGCGGAAGATCGTACTTGTGCTCGTCAATCGTCGGGGCAAGATAGCGCGTACAGTCCTTTGGTGTCGGCGGCACCTGGTATTTGTCCGCCAAATGAACCAGCTCCCGCGCAAAGCCGGTCATGCTGTGCAGGTCAACGGGTCCGGCTTTCTGGAATAGACCGTACTCAACGGTGCGAACGAATGGATCGCAGCCTGGAAGAGAGGACGCCGGAAATTGCTGGTCGGTTTTGCGGAACACAGTGAGGACCTCCCCGTTCTGAAAGACGCGATCGATTTCGAGCCCCTTTGCACTCTGCAACATGGCGCGACGATCGAGCAGATCAGCACCCGTCACCCCTGAGGGATTGAACGCGAACACTTTGGCCACGCGAGGAAGTTCGGGACGATTCGCAGGATGAGCAAGCGCGTGCATTTGAGCTAATCCCGCGCCTAATGAGTGCCCCACCGAAACGATTTGCGTCTCGGAGTAGCAGGGAAGCGCAGCAATTCTTTTCATGATCGGGACGTAATTGCGACGCAACTGGCGATAATAATCGTCGACAACGTACTTGCTGACTTGATGAAAATTTGAAGCCCAGTCAGACTTGGCGCCCGTGGTCCCACGAAATGCAATGCTCACCTCGCTGCAACCACCACTTGGTGTCTGCGAGCCCCGCATGTGGGCCCAAACATGAAAAGCCGGCCCCTTCGAGATAGCGAGTTTCCACCGGTCCTCCGTTTGCATCTGTTTCAGGCAATGGGAATCGGAATCCAGGCATTTGAGATAAGCTTCGCTACCAAATTGATACCGCCATCCCCGAAGAAGACTCCTTGCGCGATTGCGCAATTCGGCCGGCATCTGGGCTGCATCTAAGGCCGTTCCGACGCCGGATCTGCCCTGCCGGAGCGCTTCCTCGAAACTCTTCACCGACCCATAGGCCGCTGCAGCCTGAATTACATAAGGTGCATAATAACGGCTATGGAGCGTCGCCCAGCTAGACGATCTATAGCGCGGATTACTCCCTCCACTTTCCGGAGCTTCAGCCTTCGCCACTGACGCAAACAGCATAACTGCAAAGAGACTTCGAATAAGCGAGATCAAGGCGGTTCGCATGGACAGCCCCAAGTTACTTCTGCATTATCAAGCCACCACATCACAACTCACACCCGAGTGCAAGTGAGTAGAACGGCTTCGTTCCCTCAACTTTTGAGTCGAAACAGGCGAAAGGTTTCAGGCCGAGTTGGACGAACGCTTTGCCAAGATGAACAAAATGAGACGGAGTGCGATCACGACAATGGCGTAGACCGCAAATATCGCGAGCGACAACCGCGCGCCGGATGGAGCCTCCCATCCCAAGAGGACAGCATCGTGCACGGGGCTGGCACACGGATCACCCACGTAGCCGCCGAAAACGGTACATGCGCCCACGACGCCTTCGTTCGGTTGGCATTTTTCGCCAGAAAGGCTTGCGATCGCCAGCATCGGCCCGAAATACGGCAGGACGGCAGAAATCACCATCACTACAAACCCGATGCCAAGCCGACTCAGTAGGCTCGACCATCCGCAGACCAAAACGATGTAACAGGCTATCAACCACCCCGCGACGACAGCGTGAACGAGCCACCACCGGGTACTGTGCAGCGCTGCGATGACGTAACGCGCGCTCAATTGAAGCGTCCAATCAATGATGTCGCTGACCGGTACCATACCCAAAAGGCACGGGTCCTCCTGATCCAGCTCGCAACCTTTGAGTCGTGCGAGAGCCACTGTCACGCGAATCACAATTTCCGGAGTACATGCGGCGATCAACAGCAATAGCAGCGCCGCCCGGCACAGCCACCGGTAGGAATGGTCGCGGGACTTCTCAGTCATTTTGAAGTTCCGACGTTGATGGACCGGCGACGCAGACTTTAGTCTTTGCTTATGCTGAGACGTTTGTCTATTGCGCGGTCACGGCCCGACTCCGCCAGTTCAGCCGGGGGCTCGCGCGCCGGCGGGTATGCTGGTGCGAGAGGACGAAAATCATGGCCCCGCTGCTTTCAATTTTCCCTCGTTTTAAGCCACGACATTCTGCTTACGGCAGCACCACGCGGATCGAAACCGTGGTCGAGCCCTTGCCCTGGACGTCGCCGGGGGCGATGTCGGTGTCGCCCTCAATGCGGGCGTCGTAGACGAGGCCGCCGAGGGTCTGGCGGCCGCCATTGCTGAGCATGTCGACGGTGCCCGGCGCCAGCGCGGTGTCGATGGCGTCGAGGAGATCGTCGATCACGTCCGCCGGCACCGCGGCCTCGTCGGCACCGGTGTCGGTGTAGATCACCGCGAGAAACTCCATGAAGCGCCGCGGCGGGACGCCCTGCTGCTCTTCGCTCTCGAATTTGTAGTGCTCGCGGCCCTTGATCAGGTAGAGCCCGGGCTTGCCGGGCGAGGCCGCCTGCTCAGGCTTGCGCAGCCGGCGGCCGTAGCTCGCGAACTGGCCGCCGGAGACGAGCTGCGCCAGCAGCGCCGCGGCGATCGCTTTGCGGGAAACGATCGCCATTTCTCTTCCCCGACCTCATCCTGAGGAGCGCCCGCAGGGCGCGTCTCGAAGGATGCTTACACGGCACGGACTCGCGGCCATCCTTCGAGACGCGCGCATCGAAATCGGCGGTTACCGATTTCGACACTATGAGTGCCGAAGTCGGGCAGGCCCGACTTCGGTGCGCGCTCCTCAGGATGAGGTCGTGAGAATGTTTCTCATTCTCTCAATCGGCCTCACGGCGTGCGCACGCGGAGCCTGTCGTCGAGCCGGCCGGAGGCCGGACCCGTTGGCTTTGCGCACCCTACGCGCTGCGGCTAGAACTCCATCGCGTCGATCTTGCCGACGCCGGCGTGGACCAGGCGGTCGACGATCTCGGGGGCGAGCTCGGCGAGCGCCTGGTGCAGCACCGGCTTGCCCTTGATCTCGGCGCCGGGATAGAGCACGCGGGCCGCGAACACGTCGCCGCGCAGGAAGGCCGCGAAGTGCAGGGCCCGCGCCGTCGCCGGCGCGATCACGTGCTCGGGGATGGTGCCGCCCCATTCGAGGATGTTGGCCGCGGGATCGCCGGAGAACACCCGGCCGATCACCGCGTCCGGCTCGTCGTCGACGATGCCCTTGAAGCTCGCCACATAGGCGCCGGTGCGGACCTTGCGCAGCGTCGCCGCGAGCTCTCTCGCCCGGGCGACCACCCTGCCGGCGATGATGTGCTCTTCGGCGAGGAGAGATTCGTGAATGCGCTCCGGGATCGACACCATCGCGAGCGCGACATCGCCGGCGTCGGTGTCGATGGTGAAGCCGGTCTCGGCGGAGGAGCGCGCCGCGTGCGGGCCGATGGCGGACATTGGCGCGCTGCCCTAGAGATATTCGATTCAGCTAAGGCAATTTTTCAACGATGTGATCAATGATCTGGTCCCGACGTACAAGCGCTACCGGCTCATCTTGCCCGTTCAACACCACCAGTGTCCTTACGCCAAGAATGTACATTTCCTTCAGAGCCTGAGCATTTGTCTTGTCGTCGCGTATTCCCCTGAAGATAAAGCCGGGAAAGCGCACCAAATAAGCGCGATCGGCGGTGCTTATCGCGCTGATGAGCTTACTTGGATCGGTGTCCAGCACATTCAAGAACGAGCGTACGTCAATGGTCGCAACAAAGCGCTTCGTGACGTTATCAACAAGAATGACGGAAGTTTCAGGATCGAACTTTGAAAGCTTGTCCGCATACTCTCGAACTACATCAGCCACGTAGTATCCTTGTCTCCCGAAATCAAGGATGAGCGCAACCGGTTTACCTTTCTGAAGCTTCCGCACAATTTCGTCTAGCTTTGCGAGACCTTCCTTTTGGACTTTCTGCAGCTCCTCCATATCGAATGCAATTCGCGTCGCCGTATCTATAACCTTTTGCTCCGCTGCCGCTTGGAACTTGGCGCCCCAGCCTCCCGGACCCGTAAGCTCAAGGATTTTGCCTGAGGCAATTCCATGGACAAGCAAGGGGGCGATGATTATGGCGACGATGGCTGCACTGTCCTTGATATCCAATCGATATAAAAGAATGACGAGTGCCGTTGCACCGAAAAAGACGAGCGCAGCGAAGCTGAGCGGGATTACTTGATCATTCATTTCTCTGCCTATACCCGGATGCCGTTTCCCGTCTTGAGCAGAATGTAAATAATCCGACCCGTCGTAATAGGATAACGTCGACAGGCGCAGGGCAAGATGGCGCAGGTTCGCGCAACTTTCAAGTGTTAGATAATTGAAGTTCACACTTCCGGTGATGTCCGCTTCTGCGGCTGGTAGGAGCCAAGCGGTCGTTGGACCGCGAATTGCACCGTTTCGATGCCATGAGCACGCAGG